CGCTCGTCAACTATTGTCATTTGCTTTACAGGAAGGCTTTGTAGGTCTGTAATACCAGTACCCGCCCTTCCTACTAACTTATTGATGTCATTACCATATACCATAAGGGAACGCATAGCATTAATTAAGAAGTCGTCAAAGTCTATTGAGTGGACAAGTTTTTCGATAGCATTTCTTATTGTGCCGTTTTTACCACGGGAATAATCTATCTCATAATTGTTAGCGGTTAGGCTTACGGCCCGAACTGCACCGTTGAGTTCAGGGTCTAATTTAATCATTTTGTCGTAGAGGTCAAACTCATTGTCAAAGTTGCTATCTTTTTGTAGAACTTCGGTGTCCCGCATGATGTCGGGAATACCTGCCGCTACTCTTAGTGTTGTATTGGTAGCAATACGCTCTTGTGGTTTCTCTTCTGCTTTTACCTGTCGTCTAAACCAAGGAAAACGACTGCGCTCACGCTCTGCCATAAGAAAAGACTATTTTCGCTGATTATTAAATCATCGCTAAACTTTGGGCTAAAATTAGCAAAATCATAAGAATTCCGCCGCTTTTTGCGATTTTTTTGTTAATTGCGCGGTCTAAGGAATACACCGGACCTGCTTTTATGACTTGTATATCCTTTTGTATCTCATCTACTTTGTTTTCTAGTGACATAAGACGGCTAGTATTTTCATACGGCTGTCGTATGTAGCCAACAATTTCGCCTATTCTACCATCCTGTCGGTCCATTCTATTTCTGAGACTATCAAGCCTCTCTATTATGGCCCTGCCCTCGCTCGGCTCCATCATCCTTGCGAGACTTTTTACGATGTTTTAACATTACGCGTGTAGATATAAACAAAAATATGAAAAACAGTGCCTCTGCAAAAATCGCAATAAGAACTACACTACTATTGACGTAGCCGGGTACATCTAAACAAGCGGTTTGTGCTTCGTCGTAACACATCTGAAAATCTTCGTTGCCTTTGAGAGCCGACCATAGGCTCGGAAGGTCTAAAGCATTGATTTTCACGCCTAATCGATGATTATAGCCTCCAATCAAGGTTTGCATTATTTGTTTTTATTCTTTCAATTTTCTTCTGAAAAAATTAATCGGGTTACGTCTATCGTTTATTTTAATTGTTTTTTTGTTTCAAAGATGTTTAAGATAAATAAGAAGGAACCTAAAAACACTAAAGAAGAAATAAAATAATTATGTATTTAGGCTTTGCGTCTATTTGTTATTTCTTTCAGTAGGTTACAAAAACTATAAAAACAATAGACTGACCCCATCCCTTTATTAAGTAACATAACAGATTGTGTATCATGACGGGCAGACAAGTGAGAGGTGTGTACATTCGTGAACTAATGGACAAATACATAAACAACGGTTGGCACAATATTGCTGAATTCGCTAGATTTTTAGCAGAGATAGACGAAAAGGGCGCAAATGCACAGGCTTGGCGCACTAACATAAAAAGATATATGAAACAAAATGCACTTGTTGAATTACCAAGCCCTAATGAATTTATTGATGATGAGGATGGTTGGATAAGTAACGAAGATTATTATTATGATAAACACAACGATAGATATATTACATCACTAAAAAATACTGGTGGTATGGTAGTAGTAGATGGCGACACACATAAATTAATGAAAAACGCTTACAGTGACTTTACTGGCAAAGGCTACACAATTAGTCAGATGGCTCTTAAGTTTGGTTTTCCTCGACAGTGGATTTCTGAATATGTAAAGGTGCATAAGTGGAAGCACGAAATGGACCCTTATACTGATGAAGATATGCTTAGTCGTAATGTAGATGATATGATAGATGACATTATTGAAAAGCAGCGTATGGGTTTTATGAAAAAAGCAGAAGCAAAGATGATGACTCAAATGAAAAAGGATGCTGCTGCATTTAACGAGTTAGATTATTACTTACTTAACGAGTTCCGTAATTTACTTGCAGAAATTGATTTCTCTGCTAGATACAAACCAATTAAGTTAGAAACTCCTATTAGTGAGTATGTGGCGGTTATTTCTCCCACAGATTTCCATTGGGGTAAATATGGTTGGGAAGATGAGACAGGAGAGGCATATGACTTTGATATTGCTCGCAGTCGCTTGATTTCTAAGACTCAGAATTTAATTGGTCGGCTGCCGGGGCAACCAGAAAAGATTATTGTTCCAACAGGTAGTGATTGGTTTCACATAGATACTGATTTTGCTACTACTACAAAGGGTACGCAACAAGATGTTGCTGGTACTCCGGGTCAAATTATGATGAGTGGTTGTGAGATGGCTCGCGAACATATTGAGATGCTAAGAGCAGTTGCTCCTATACAAGTTGTATTTATGCCGGGCAACCATGACCGTATGAGCAGTCTAGCACTTATGATGTATCTAAGTGCGGTATATGAACAAGCAGATGATGTTGAAGTAGTTATCAACGCTGGTACACGGCAATATGTAGTTTGGAAAGAAAACCTACTTGGTTTTACTCATGGTGATTCTATTAAGCCGGATAGACTTCCTAGTCTGATGGCACAAGAGCAACGTAAGGAGTGGGGGCTTTGTGAAAATCACGTATGGTTCCACGGGCATTTGCATCACAGGTCTTTGACTGAAAGTAATGGTGCGTTTGTAGTACAGTTGCCAAGTCTAGCGGGTTCAGACAGGTATCACGCACGACACGGCTATCGTTCTCGTCCGGGGTTGTGCGCTCACATTATCGATTGCGAACAAGGGTTAGTTGGGAGTTTGTATGCTCCGGTGATGGAACATGAAGAGTAAAATACCTAAATTACGGCGATGTAATAGTTGCGGCGTAGAGAAGGTACTTTGTGATACTAAGTGCGTAGTTTACGATGAAGGTAAAAGAATTTACTGTGGATATATGAGGGTGGTTAGATGAGTAAAGATTTTCAACAATTTCAATGTGATTTATGTAGTATTTACTTTCGTGAAGTTTTATGGCTTGATGGCAAGGTTATTTGTTTAGAGTGTGTCAAAGAGTGTGTTCGTTATCAGTTTGGAGTAGATTACTAATGGATTGGGAAGCAGTCGTCTGTCGTTCTTGTGGGTGGTCCGCAGATAGAATGATACGTGCCAAGGCACTAAAACGCATATGTCCTTATTGTGGAGAAAAGGCCCTTGGGCCTAGATAGGTGATTTAGTGTGGCTCGCAATTCTGCTTTTGCTATGGCTCGTAGTAAAGGCGATATTGAATACTTCTATCGGTGGTTGGGTTATACATGGGGCGACCATATTGGTGAATGGATGGAAATGTACGGCAAGAGAGAAGGCGCACAAGTTCATCGAGTTTGTATCATCGCACCACGGGACCATAGTAAATCTACTACTCTCCGTGTAAAATTGTTGCATCAGTGTCTTTTTGAAAGGTGGCGTAACAAACCGTTTACAATCTGGTTGTTTTCTGCTAGTAAAGACTTGGCTGTACGGCGTCTTGAAGAAATACGAGAAGATATGAAACGGCATCCTGAACTTAGTAGGTATCTTGACCCACGCAGAGGTAACAAGTTAGAACTACGGTTTACTAACGGTGCATGGATTCGGGCAACCAGTGTAGGGTCTGCTATTCGTGGTGAACACCCTGCGGCAGTTGCATTTGATGACGTACTAGATGATATGGGTGATTTGAATCCGGGTGTTACCCGTGAATGGTTCCGTAAGAAAATTACACCCATGCTTAGTCCGGGTACTAGCATTTATGTGGTTGGTACACCGATGAGCATGAATGACCTTTACCATACGGAGATGTTAGAAAACGACGCATGGAAATCCGGCACTTGGTCTGCTATCACCAATTGGGATGAGTGGAAACAAGATGCGGAAAGTAATCCCGTACAAGAGTTATGGCCCGAATATAGGCCGATTGATTTCTTGTTAGAACAAAAACAGGCTATGGGCGAGTTATCTTTTATACAGGAGTATCTATGTCGTGTTGTTGATGATGAGGCGGCGGTGTACCCACGTATGCTTGTTCGTAAGCATTTGAATATGGATGGTTTGCTTGAGGCAGAAAAGAAGCACGACTCTCGATATGTTATCGGTTTTGACCCCGCACAGGGTTTAGGACAGGACTATTCGGTGATAGTTGTGGTCCGACAGGATTCTGATGGCTTTGTACACTTTGTAAATATGTGGCGTCGTAATGACTTCCCACCAGATAGACAGGCTGATGTTCTTATTGATATGATTAAACGCTATGGTAATGCGCCACTAGCAGCAGAAGATGTGGGCTTTCAACAATTGTATGAAAGTTTGCTGGCACAAAAGGGTGCTATGGTAGATTACCGTAAGAGCCGGGTCAGTAATCGCGTGTTGAAGCAGGGCTTGATGAACAGATTGCGCGTTTGGTTTGAGCGAGAGAAGTTAATCTTCCCCTATGGCGACGACGAGACAAGACGCAAGGTAAATATCCTGTTCCAAGAGTTAGAGACTCATGCTTGGCGCGACGGCATCATTGTAGACTTGGGCAAGCACAACGACGCGGCTATGGCCTTTGCACACGCGGTAGACCAGTTACAGATTCCACAGGGAGATGTGGCGGTCGCGATGGGCAGTTTGTCGGGCGGCGAATGGCTTGGCGGAAGTAAGAGTAAAGGTATTGCTCGTAAGGGTCAACTAGGTATCGGCGGAGTAATCAAACGCAGGTATAGATAGTTACTTTTCAAAAATTTTGTAAAAAATTTTGAGAGGTGCTAGGCTTAGGGGCTACACCTATTTTTGTTGATTTTTGGCACTCAATAAAAAAAAAGTGTAAAATAAGGCCCATATTCGCGATTAGAGAGGGGGGTGGTAGGTTGGGGTCTTGAGGGTATAGATAGGCGCTACACGGCAATATATACCATAAAATAAGGCTATTTTTTTGAATTGATAGCAAATCAATTTCAATGTTCAATCTCAAAATAAAAAAAATGGGGGCCAATCTAGCGCCGAAACGCTAGACTGACCCCCGAAAGGGGAGGGCCGAAGCCC